GACCAACCACGGAGACCAGCTCGTCATACAGGTCGGGGTCCCGTCCGACTTTACGCAGGTAGCCAGCAACTCCGGGGAACTGCTTGAAGAACTCTGCCGTGGTACGGGCAGCCCCGTGACGGTACGCCAGGGTGCCGTACTCGGCCACCTGCCACAGCCCGGAGGCTGCCAGCATAGTCATCTGAGCGAGGCTCTTGGCCCGCTGGGCAGTTACGCTCAGGATAGTGCCGGGTGGCCGGTTGCCAGTGAAGTCTGACATTAGGTGATCGAACTGCAACATGCGGTCGTCAATGTCTGCATCCTTGAGCCTTGCGTTCACTAGGGTGTCGTAGTAACGCCCGCGAAGGGCTTGGATGCTTGCATCGTCACCACCTACACCGGCTGCTGCGAGAGCAGAACGACCTGCCATTTGCTGGTTGTAGTTCTCAGCCAGGCGGCTGAGGTCGGTGTCGATCATATCCAACATCGAGATGGTCTTGCCGCTTGGCGTGACCACCTTCACAGTCATGTCGAGGGGTAGTCGGGCCTTGCTGTACTTGGACTTACCAGCCTCATCAAGGTTCTGCTCGATACGCCCCATGATACTCTTGATTGTGGCGTCGTCTGTACCAGCCTCCACGAGCATGGTGCGGATTGCATCCGTGTCCGTCTTACCTAAGGCACCCATGAACTCTGGGCGGAGTCCAGCCGCCTTAGACTTCGCACGGGTCAGGATGGCTGTACTGATGAGACGGGCCTCCTTCTTGGTCAACCGTAGACCCAACCGAACGCTCTCGGTCAGCATATTCTTGACCGCTTTCTGCCCGTGCTCCACCTCTAGGCCACGAATCTTCGACTCGTTCCAGGAACGGTGGAAGTAGCCAGGGTGGGGGCTAAAATCCTCAAAGCCGGCGAGTCCTTGGCGCTTGGCCAGCTCGGCCCCCTGGGTCATCATGGCCTCGTACTCATCTGCTAGGCGCTTGATGTCTGGGTCTAAGCGGACCTCGGACACCGCACCGAAGCGGTTGAACTCTGTGTTGCGCCTTGCCAGCTCCTCGGCTACCTTGTACTCCAACGCATCCCGCGCTTCGCCGTAACGACCGCTGACATCCATCTTGATACTGAATATGCCGAACCCCTCGCGCTGCCTGATCGTGCGCTCAAGGCTTTCGGTCCAACGTACGTGTGCACCGTCAAGGATGTTCAAGTTCACCCGAAAGATGCTAACGGCGTTGTCGTTGGTCAGGATACCGGCACGCCGTACCGGGTCGTCCACCACATTGGCCAGCAGTGCTGCTGATTCAGCGGAGGGGGAGATGAGCTTGTCAGTCTCTGAGAGGAGGTTCGTCAGCCAGGAGAACATGCCTCCAGGTGCGCCTGGAGTCCCTGCTTGGGAACGTAGGTCCGTGCCAGAGTCTAGCGGTGGGGAGGGTTGCAGGGTGTCGCGCAGCCCGCGCTGTAGCTCTTGGATTTGCTCTGGGTAGAAGGCCACCACTTGCGCCGGGGTGCTGGTATCCGTACCCCGTACAATGATCCCATCATAACCCGCCCGCTCCAAGAGCTGTATATCAAGGTCGTCAAGTCTCTCCGGGTTGATTGCGACAGAGAGCTTACCTGCCCTGGCCGCCTCTTCTGCAGCGGCGACCTCATCACCAACCCAGCTGGCCCTACTCTTATTATAAGCGCTAAAGAGGTCAGCGGGTAGTGGTACGTGTACGACTGCCGTGGGCTTATCTTCCATCCAGGATTTCTTGCCAGAGACAGCGATAGCGGGGTTCTTAAACTTCAAATCGGCTTCAATGACCTTTCTGCCGAAGACTGTTGTGGTTTCGTCGGCAATGTCCTCGGTGAAGTAGAACCCGCGTGTACCGGCGAACGATACGCCTAGCTTGTTCTTCTGGTTACGGAAGGGGCCTTGGATGTCTTCCGTAGTGAAGTGGTACCCGCGAACAGTTGTGCCTGTATCGCCGACAGTCCTCTGCAACTCATCCAAGCCACGGCCACCTACCAGGGCGAACGCCCCAGCAGTCACGCCGAAGTTAATAGCGTAATCCAAGACCTCATAATCCTTGCCGGCGTAATCCGCCATAGCAGACACCGCAACAGCAGAACCTCCGCCTGCGATAGCAGAGGTCAACCGCCCCATCTTCGCCACCCTGGTAAAGCCGTAGGTCGCCACGTCCGACATGAAGGTCAGCGGATCGACCATACCAGTTGTGAAGGCGATGACACCGTGCCGAGCCAAGACGGCCTCGCGGGCCTCCTTATCGGCGATGGAGGTAGCGATCCAGCTCGCCTCCTCGGAGGACGTGGCCTTGGACAGAGCAGTGAGGTTGTTGTCGTTGTCCTGGATACCGTGGGCGCGGATGATGTCGCCGTACTCTCGCTTGATGTCGAAGTTCGGGTCGTGACGCGGGAACATCTCGTCCCGGTCCTCCAAGTACGCCCGTAGCAAGTACGCGGTCTCGGTCTCTTGTAGACCGGCCTGCCACGTATCCCAAGTGCTGCGCTTGTCGTCAGCAATGGCCATCTCTAGCGGTTGAGCACGAAGCAGTTGCTCGCGCTCTGCAATCTGTCCAGCCAGGCCCTGGTCCACTGGGGACCAGTCCTGGGTGAGGGAGGTGGCCGCACCCTCGTTCACTTGCGCGAACTCCTCCGGGGAGAGTTGAATCTTCGGTGGTGTGGGATTGGCCATGTAGCCTCCGTTAGTTTCCGTAGAAGTGCCCCTTCATCTTCGTGATGAAATACTCGGCACGGTCTGGGGTTTGCTTATACCACTTGGACTTCCGCACCTGCTTCTCGAAGGTGGTGAAGTCCTTGTTGCGAATTGCCTCGAAGGTCTTCTCGAACCCTCGCGCACCTTGCGGACCAAGCTGATACACGGCACTGCCAAGGGCCAGCTTCGACCACACGGCAGTGACACCCAGCTCTTTAGCGATGCGCTCACCCTCCAGCAGTGCCTTGTCGGAACTATCGAGGAATGCCAACTCGGCTTCTTCACGGGTGATTGTGTCGCCCACCTTCATGCGCCCAGTGACGTTCTCGCCGACACCTACAGCTACCCCATTGCGGTCCTTGTACGCGGTGAGGCGAATGCCTTCCTGCTGTACCAGATCGCGGCGCCACTGCAACACAGCATCCGGTCGAATGCTCGTACTGGTGCGGCCCGAGATACTCAGCTCGATATCGCCGTGCTTAACCACCTCCCCCGCATAGGCGCGGTTGGCCTTGCCGACAGTCTCGTCGATCTGCTTGTCGATCTGCTGACTGACGCGTTGCCAGTTCACCAGCTCGGGTTCTGCGGGAACGCCATCGGAATCCACTTCCGTCGTCCACACCCCCGCACCGTCCGTGTAGAACTCCCGTTGGAATCCTTTTGCAGAGGGCGGGTACAGCTCCACCAACGCAGCCGACACCCGATCTTTTGTGGCTCGGGGGTTATCTACTAGTCGTTCTAGTGCGACATTTCTGGGAAGCACTACCCGCGTGGTCTTGCTGCCCTTGGGACTTACCTCAATGGTGCGCTCCTGAACCCTGGCAGTGGCCAGTTTCGCAAGCGCACTGGGCGACAACCCAGCGTACTGGGGCTGACGTGCCAGAGCCGCTGCCTCCATGGTGGTCTGTGCCCGCAGCGTCTCGAACGCTTGACCCTCGTTCCGAGTTCTGCTACCTTCAGTGACGAGTCCCCAGAGCTGGGCGAACTTGCCGGTCTGAATCTCCGACTGCACCGCCTCCTCCAGCTTACGGGTCTGCGCCTGCCGGGAGGGTTGATCGAGCTTCTCGTAGGCCGCCTGGGCTAGGGCCGCATTGCGCAGGCTCTGCACCGGGTCGGTGCCGTTCGGCACGTCCACCAGCATCTGGCTGAACAGGGGTTGAATCTCTCGATCCAAGGCGCTCAGAAGAGTTGACTCGCCAGCAGGGTTCGTGGTGGATACCCGGAGGGACTCGTCCACGAAGGCACGTACAAGCTCGACCTGGGCCGGGTTTGCAGCTTCCGGGTTCAGGGTCAAACTGCGCACGGCGGCGTTCACCTCAGTCGCTGCGCGTTTAGGGATGGTGCCGAGGCGAGTTCCCATGCGCAGAGCTGCTGCGGCCTTGGTGGCCACTGGCATCTGCTGAAGGTCTGCCTGCTCGTACCAGGCATCGAGGGCCTGGGGCACAGACCAGCCGAGATTGTCCAGGGCCTGCTTATCGCCCCGTTGCAGGGCATCGAGAGCACCCACCAACGCCTGCTTGTTCGACCTCGACGTGTACCACTTGGCCCACTGGGCCTTCTGCTGGTTCGCTGTCATGCGTCCCGCAGCAGCCTCCTGCGCATGGTGCACCAGCATGTCCTCGGCTGTAACGCTACCCTGCTCGATACGGGCCTCGAACTCAGCAGAGCTGCGGCTGATCCCCACGGCGTCCAGGGCGCGGGTGCGGCTCTCGGAGGCTCGGACCCCTTCGTTCACCTTCGCACGGGTATCGAACCCAAGGGTGTCCAGGAGGCCCATGTCCTTCATGGCCGTGACCACCTCGCGGTGATCTTCGCTGAGCACGCCCATCAGGAACTGCTCGGCGACCTTCTGGCGCATATCCTCGGGCAGAGTGTCGGAGGTGGCTATGTCGCGGTAGAAGCCCACGACCTGCGAAGCGTACTGCTGCTGCGCCTCGAAGTCACCACTGAGCTTGGCCTTACCATAGCTTGTCAGGATGCTGTTACCCTGCGCGGAGATACGCTTACCAGCCTCCTCAATACCCCACGCCTTGTATGCCTTAGCGTGGGCACCGACGAGGGCCTCCTCCAGTTGCGTCTGGGAGGCGAGGGCCTGAGCACGGCCTTGATTGGACAGCCCGTCACCCATACCCTCCAGGATCGCACGGGACTCTCGCCCCAACTCCTGAAGGAACTGCTCGGGCGGCAACATACGCCCCTTGGTTTGGATGAACGCCTGCACCCGCTGACTCATCTCCGCCTGGCGGATGCGGTAGTCTTGGTCTTGGAACCCGCCCCGGATGAACGGGCGGGCGAGCGGATCGCCCTCCACATCCTCCAAGGCCTGTCCGAGCATCCGTGCCCGCTGACCCTGCATGTACTCCTGCTTCACGTCGGAAGCGAACTTCTCCTGGGCGATGCCTTCGCCAATCTGGAGCAGGCCACTCAAGGCCTGGAGCGCTACGTTGTCCTCGGCCTGCGCACGCTCTGCCTGGAATCGTTGTGGGTTGTAACCACCCACCTGGCCCAGGTTGCCAGTAGCTAGCCGCAAGCGCGGCGGATCGAGTTCAGCCATATTACTCTCCTATCGCCCAGGCCCTACGCCTGAGCGGAATCCAGCTTGACCGGCGACAGCTACGCCGCTCTGGCCGTATGTGCCACCAGTGGTTGATGTGCTGCCGAAACTACCGAAAGAGAACGCCTGGGCGGCGTACGCGGAGCCTGCCGACAGGCCGCCCTGGAC